ATCATACATAGCATTGTCTCCTCTAATGAACACTCCTGGCCAATCGTCGTTGATCTGTAACGGACCAGTTTCAACTCGCGCACCGTGAGGTCTATCACCAAAAGGGCACGGAATCTCGGATAAATCAGCTGTTATTTTTTGCATAGCAGACCTTATTTGTTGAGGTAGGTATTAACTACTTTATCTGCTATATTATACTTTACAGCCTCATCTGCGTCAAGATAAACATCCTGGGGAGGCATTAAAATTTCTTTTATTTTCTTCTCATTTAGTCCAGTACATTTTGTATAGTGGTTTAACATACGCTTAGATGTAAGATTAAACTCTTTAATCACAGCTATAAGTTCGTGTTCTTTACCCTGGCTACCCCAACTAAACTGATGGCTCAGTATGCTGGTATTTGGAGTGATAGTGCGATGTCCTTTAGCACCTGCCATGAATATCAATAGACCTGCTGAACTTATCTGTCCCAATCCTAATGTATGGACTGGTATCCTGCTGCCCTGCATTATGTCAATGAGTGCGAAGGCAGCTGCTAGATCACCACCTTCGCTGTTTATCATTATAGTTAAGTTTTGCAATCTATCCTTTTTAGGGGATAAGCTCTTTTCTAAGATGAACTCGATAGCATCACTTGTGTTTGTTGAGGTAATTTCATCGCTTAGGATGAAAATACCGTGGTCGTAAATTGTAGTCTTATCACTGTCTTCTGAGTCTAGCTCTTCAGATTTTTTAGTCATTCATTATGCCTGTCGTGTTAAGAAAGAAGGACGTATGCTCTTCGCACCAAAATACTTTTGGACTAGACCAATTACTATCTGGTCATCATACTCCTTGCAAGAGAAAACGTCTAGATACATAGCATTTCCTCCCTTGAGATCATCTGGTACAAAGTGAGCACAGATGTTACTGGTCTCAATCAACTGTACTAGTGTATAGCCGGCTTTGTTTCCGCTACCGAAGTTAACAATTTGTGGTTCTCCAAAAGCCACCATATCGATGTCTTTTACCAATTGCTTAGTGAAATTGTAGATTGTGGTATAGTCTTGGATAGCGTCGCTGTTACAGTCGGCGCAATCTAGTATAAGGTGATAACCCCAGTATGCCATCTCATGTTTACTCCTTTAAGTTTTAATAGTATGACATAGATGTATCTATGTCAAGAAAAAGATAGGGGACCTATTCCCCTATCCATCCTTTATTTATATTATACTATTATACTCTAGCGGCTTTTCTGTAACCGAGCACTCTGCTAGCATCATAATAGGCTACGCTAACTCCCCTAGCCTGATTTCCACCGAGGACAGCTACATACTTCCTGCCATCTACTTCTACTGTTTTGACGTAAAATCCTACATGTCCTGCCCATTTATTATGGCCCCTGCGGAAAACCACGACATCACCTTCTTCGGGTCTCTTGACAGCTTGCCCCCAATTTAAGAAACTACGTGCTGCGAGACTATCGGTCCCTTTTAGGCCGAGATCGGCTAATACCGTGTTAGCCCAAGCTGCACACCAAGGTATGCGAGCAGGATCTACTTTATAACCGAAGGTGTTAGAAAGTTTATTTTCTAACACCTTGCGATCTTTCTCTGCGTCCATTCCAATCATAGTAGATCCTTTTTCTAGCGTTTTTGCTGAAGAATTTATTGGAATAACGTTTTCTACTAGTTCTGCTGTTGTTATATTTTCAGGTGGCGCACATTCTACATCCCAAAATAAGAAATGGCACTGTTTACCACTATTTAAAGAAATCGTGCGAACCGGATCACTGTGTATCTTATTGTGATGTACAGGACCGTGTTTCTTCTTCCTATGATGTATCACAGGATGTTGATATACATGATGTTTCTTATGCTTTGTGCTATGCTTAACTACTTTTTTAGAAACAATCGTTGTTTTCTTTACTATTTCTGTTTTAATTGTATCAGCCATAGATACTGATGGCACGGCTAATAATAAAAATGTAGCAGCACCCATCATTAACAAATGTTTTTTCAATGTAGTCTCCTCTCTACGTTGTATTATACTTAGTTTCGGAGGAGTAAGTAAAGTAATATTATTTAATAATAATGTTAAAAGTGGGGGATTCTGTTTCCACGCTCCCCCGGGCGCATTGAAATTAAGCTGCTAGAGCCATTTCATAAGTTGCAACGTTGTCGTTAGCAATTATTAGTTTTATTGCGTTAACCGAGCTTTCGCCGGACTGTCTACTTCAACCTTTATACGCCAGTCGATCCTGTTTATCGCCCATCAAAAACACATAGAACTATAATCCTACGGGGCACTCAGTTATATTGTTGCTACTACAACCTATGTGCTTTTGGTGGACGATTCGGGTACCGCCCCCGAGTCCTGATCGTTTTATTGCTTTGCTATCAACAACAGTACATTATTTATAACATCTGTTTATATGCTTGTCAACTTATATCCAGGTAGGACGCTGTATTCCATTTTTAAAATTAGCACCGTCATCAAATGTGGTGCCAAACGGATATGGATATTTGTATTTTTGATTAGGTCCAGCAGCTACGTGTACATATCCAACATCCCCCGAATGTTGGAAAACTAGATAAACAAATGAATCTTTGATATATTTTACAGCCCATTGTGCTATCTCATAGTGTTTAGCTGCACTATTCCAACTTAAATCAACTGCTGCACCAAAACAATGATCACTTTTTCCATAATCGCTGCCGCCCGGGCCTCTAAATCCGTTTACTATAGTAGCCCTACCAAAATTCTGTTCTAGTGGATCTACTGCATTTGTAGCAATATATTTTAAACCATCCACTATCTGATCAAGTGTAAGACCTAAATGACCTTTAGGTGGCAATTCATATCCGCCTTTGACTCCTTGTTTGGTTAATTGTCCTAGTGTCCTACCGTTAGGAGAGATTACTAAACTATAATCTATCTGTCCATTTTTCATTACAGTTCCGCTAGGCGGAGTTTGTGGAGGGTGAGCACCCCCTCGAGGCAAATTGGTCCTTTGTGACGGTGCCGATTTCCTGCGACTAGTTATATCATTTGGTGGACTAGTGAATGGCCCTGCGTCTGGACTAATGCCCATCGCACTAGGATTATATGTGCGAGGAGGTCTTCCGGACGAAAGTAAATTGGAAATATTTCCTGGCAATGCATTAGTTAGTTGGCTAGGAGAAAAAAGATTAGCTGTATCAAAAAATGACAATTTTTGTGCTACACCGCTCACAGCTCCAGCTACACTACCGCCGAGCGCCGACATTACTCCACTCGCTCCTCCAGTTAATGACCCTATGCTTAGATTAGTCGGAACTATAGATACTCTACTACCGACTACGCTACTCATTAGACTAGATAGGCTATTAAACGCAGAACTGTTAGTAGATCCAAATAAATCAACTGGTATAGTAGCGTGTGGGGTCGTAGATAGATTAACCATAGATCCAACATTTATATGTGGTACGCTTATTTTAACACTGTTTCCAGTGACAACATTTGTTAGAGCTGCACCCATCACGTTACTCAATACCATTTGTTTAGTTGTGCCACCAACATTTACAGATCCTAGAGATATTGAACTTACAGTATTTGTTAACGCAGATGATGCTGCAGGTATTCCTATCGAAACAGAGGATAACGCTTGCCCAGCTGCTGATCCTATAGCATTACCAGAAGCTATGTTTAATAGATTGTTTATAGGTATAGGTGATTGCTTCAATAGTCCCGGAAGCGATCCAGCTGGTAAAAGAGACTTGAATGATCCCGGCAAACTTTTCAGTGCTCCTGGTAATGCCTTGGCACCTACTCCGTCCATTAGTCCTTCTAATGTCGATATTTTGCCGCTGGCTTCTCTGGGAATATTATATTGGATAGCTTTTTCAAATGATGAAGATCCTGTCTTGGAAGGTTTGCCACCGGCATCATTTTCATCTGTGTTGGAACCTTTTTTAGCCTGCTGCATAGCAGCTATAGCAGCCTTCCTAAGATTTGGTTCTGTCATTCCGGTACCAGCTACTGTTCCAGAGTTACCGCTTGCAGCATTTTTTAAATCAGTAGGTCGAGCTGGAGGTTGTGCGGTATATTTTACTCCAGCTACTTCTACGGTCGTGGTTATTCCACGCTTTGCTGCTTCGGCTGTAGCTAATAGTCTAGCTGTGGTAGAGGGATCACTGATCTTTCCTACTTTGGATTCTAATATTTTTATGTTAGCGTTTGTATCACTAGCATCTTTTGTCGGATAACCCGGAACAGTCATCTGTTTGCCGTTTATAACAGCATTGACAACTACTTCGATATTACTAGCATTTGCTAAATCGTTCGCTGCTTTTTGCGCATCTGCTACAGAGTTAAAGGTAGCTTGTGCGGTTGATCGTGAATTGGGGAGTAAACTAACCATACTCATATTTATTAGATACTGTAGCCCATAAATACTGCAGGAGGACGATAATGGGACAACTTTGGGCAGTAGTAGGGGATCCTAATTCACACGGTGGGGGAGAATTAACATTAAGCGGCGATTCCTCTCCCGGAACAGTCTTTATCAATAATATACCTGTTATAGTAGGTACGACAGATGCAGGACCTGACGGGCTTGCTGATCCCGATGGACCACCACATGATGATCCAAAAAGCAGTTCACATAGCGCAACTGTGTTTGCTTATAATAAACCTGCACACAGGAATGGCGATACTCGTGTATGCGGTGCCACTACTGTAGTTGTAAATGAAACTACAGTTTTTGTCGGTTAAAATAATTTACCCATATTTGGGCTACTTGGAGTCATTATACTAGTGACACCCTGTATATACTGACTGGCTGTTTGTTTATCAGTAGATGCTATAGCCATAACTGCGTGTTTTGGAATAGTAATTTCGCCTTTGATCTCAGCAGTAAACAGGAAAGGAGTCATTGCTACTCCTTGTCCTGTCATGCTTAATACTAGAGGTCTCGATACAGTATATCCTGTATCATCGACGGCAGATAGCTTAGAGATGATTTCTTCACCTGTTAATAATTTTAATGTGTAGATTTCACCGAAATTAAACTTTTTTACTATCATTAGGCAGCTAGGCTTTCTCTTAACATCTCAGGATTTGATTTCTTTAATCCATCATATCCACCTTCGACTAATAGGTATTCTCCCTTATATATCTGAGGTACCGTCTTATGACCTTTTGATTTAATAAATTCAAGGGCTCTTGGATCTTCCATTACATTAATAGTCTCGTATGTAATATCGTTTTTTTCTAACCAAGCCTTGGCACGATCGCAATAGGGACAAGCGGGCTTGCTATATAATGTGACTATATTAGGCATCGATTGGCTCCTCCTTGTCTTCTGGCTTTGAAACAGAGTGAACTAGATCGCCCTGATGATTATATAATTCTATCTTATTAAAATTAAACATTTCCATACTTTCAATTAGAAACACTGCTCGATCATATGATTCTACATTGATTTCATTTGTTTCTAATTCTCCATCGACTAAACGATGTGTCTTTATTACATGATGATGTTCAGACATTTTTTTCTCCTTTTTATAAACTGAATCCGCTAAAGCTATTTTCATCCACGTCTTGTTTTACACCGCCGTTGATATAGCTAGTTATCTCTGTTTCTTGAGGCGCAACTTGTACTTCACTACCTGCTATCCATTTCTGCGTCCAAGGAAGTGGATTACTGCCGCCCTTGTATTTGCTAGGAAGCCCAATAGCAGTCATCCTCTTGTTTGCAATCCAGTCTACATATTCACATAGTAGTTGGTAGTTGAGACCGATCATTGATCCATCCTTAAACAGATATTCTGCCCATTTCTTTTCCTGTTCTACAGCATCATCGAATAGTTTGATAGCAGCTTCACGACATTCTTCTTCTATGGTTATATAGTCTGGATCGTCTTTGGGTAAAATCTTCAATAGGGTCTGCGTAGCAGCCAAGTGTATGTTTTCGTCTCTTGCGATAAACTTAATGATCTTAGCATTGCCTTCCATCTTCTTTACTTCGGCAAATGCCCAACTACAAGCAAAGCTAACATAAAAACGAACACCTTCAAGGATATTAACACTCATAAGCGCAAGCCATAATGCTTTCTTATGTTGATAAGGTATTGGAATTAGATGAGAATGTGTTTTGCTAGCCGCACGATTGTTCATATCAATCAGTTCATCATAATACTTGCTAATATCGCCAGCGCAGTCTACGATCTCTTGGATGTCCATCATCTCATCAAATATCTTGCTGGGATTACTATATACATTTCTTATGATATGTGTATAACTGCGGCTATGGATAGTCTCACTGAACGTCCAAGTTGTGATCCAAGTTTCTAGTTCCGGCAGGCTGCAGATTGGTCCAAAGGCAGCTGTCGGAGCTCGCCCTTGTACACTGTCTAACAAGATCTGTCGTTTTAAATTTGACGTGAAGATATGCTGTTCGTGTATGGTTAGATCTTTGAAATCTTTGGCATCGCGGAGGATATCAACTTCTTCCGGTCTCCAAAAAAATCCTAGCTGCTTTTCTGTCAGTTTATCAAACTGCTTATACTTCATAGTATCGTAGCGTTGGATACTGACTCCGCCGTCGGGATCTAAAAAAGCTAGGCTCTTTGTATGATCTGATTTCTTCTTAGCGTCAAATACTGTACTCATATTACACAACTCTCACAATCTTCTTGTGGAGGCAAATCATCTAATTGCCCTTCTTCTGCTTTATTAACATCGATTTCTCCTTGCCCGTCATTGCTATTAAAATAATATAACTGTTTTCCACCTAGCTTGTAGAATTGTAAAATATGTCCTAGCATAACACTCAATGGAATCTTTTCATCTTCGTAATGTGCTGGATTATAGCTAGTATTAACACTTATACCCTGATCAATATATTTCTGTAGAACAGCACAGATATTAAGATATCCTTCTGGACTCTTTTGATCCCATAGCAATTCATACTTATTCTTTAATCGTCGATATTCTGGTACTACCTGCTTTAGCACACCATGCTTGCTTTGCTTTACGCTAATATGGCTACGTGGCGGTTCGATGCCGTTGGTAGCATTAGCGATTTGCGCTGAAGTTTCAGCTGGCATGATTGCCATTAGCGTAGCATTACGTATACCATATTGTTTTAGGTCATTGCGGAGCTCGTCCCACGGCATACGCTCAACATATGGTACTAACGTATCTATATGCAGGCTTCTAGTATCGATCGGTACTATGCCCTTTGCGTATTTCGTGTCTTGCGGACGGCCACAAGGACCTTGTTCTTTTGCTAGAGTAACCGAAGCTTTAATGAGATAATAACTCATAGCTTCCATATACTCATCTAACTTCACTAGGCTGCTATTGTCGCTATATTTGAAATCATTCTTAGCTAACCAATAGGCGAGATTAATGATGCCGATGCCCAGTGGGCGATGGTCCAAGGTAGCTAATCTAGCAGCCATAACAGGATAGTCTTGATAACTTAACAATGCGTCTAATCCACGCACTGCTAGTTCACAAGGTTTTTCAAAATCCTTAGGATCTTTTATATTGCCCCAGTTAACAGCGGAGAGGGTGCAGAGCGCTATGCGTCCGTCTTCGTCGAAGATGTGATTAAGCGGCCTTGTCGGTAGATCAATCTCGCAACAGAGATTGCTCTGCTTGATAGGTGCTACAGTCTCATCAAAACTACTGTGGGTGTTTGCGTTGTCCACATTCTGTAGATATATCCGTCCGGTGTCTTTTCTTTCCTGCATAAAGCTGCTGAATAGATCAATAGCTTTCATAGTCTTCTTACGTAGTTTAGTATTCTTCTCGGCAGCTACATACAGCTGCTCAAATAACGACTGATCACTGAAAAAGGCTGTATAGAGATCAGGTACGTCATTAGGACTGAACAAAGTTATATCACCTCCTTGAATCAAACGTTGATAGAACAGTCTATTAAACTGTACCCCATAGTCCATGTGACGTACCCTATTATCTTCAACGCCCTTATTATTTTTAAGGACGAGAAGCTCTTCTACCTCTAGATGCCAGATTGGATAATAGAGCGTTGCTGCTCCATTACGTACTCCACCCTGGCTACAGCTACGCACTGCTGCTTGGAACATCTTGTAGAAAGGAACAACACCAGTGTGACTGGCATCTCCATTCCTGATAGGTGATCCAAGAGCTCTTATTCTACCAGCACCAATGCCAATGCCTGCCTTTTGGCTGACATATTTTACTATGGCGCTGGTTGTAGCATTGATTGAATCTAAGCTGTCATCAGTTTCGATCAATACACAACTACTAAACTGCTTTTGGGGACTACGTAACCCAGCCATGATCGGCGTAGGTAAACTGATCTGATGTGTGCTGATACACTCATAATAGTCCTTGATCCACTGCATACGTGTTTCTTTAGGATAGCTATTAAACAATGTAGCTGCTATTAATATATAACATACCTGTGGAGTCTCTAATATCTGCCCAGTGACACGATTCTGTATTAGATACTTACCGCGCAACTGTTCCATTGCTACGTATGTTAGCTTCATATCACGTTCGTGGTCAACAAAAGAATTAATCTTTTCCCATTCTTCTTCGCTGTACCAGTTTAAGAATTCAGAAGTATAATACCCTATTGTTACATTTTTCCTTACTAAATCTATCAGCTTATATGGTGCATATCCATCATAGACTTCTTTCCTAAGAGCATAGTTGATAAGCCTACCTGCAACATATTGATAGTTAGGAGTTTCTTCAGAGATCAGATCAGCTGCTGCCTTGATCAGAGTTTCTTGCACATCTTTAGTCTTGATATTGTTATAAAACTGTAATTGGCTACGTATCTCTAATTCACTTGGACTAACTCCTGCTAATCCCTCAGTCGCCCAAAACACGACCTTATGTAGTTTCTCTAAATCTAAATCTTCTTTGTGTCCATCTCGCTTAGTGACAGTGATGCGTGAGCTCATTTCTCTTCCTCTTTGCTTTAAAAAATCGTCGGATATTTAGTGGTACCGTTTTTATAGAATTCTAGTAGTATATTATGATTGCTATAGATGATAAATTGTCTCGTAAATCGCATCACTACGTCCCGCATAATCTATACAGTATATAACCTTTTTGTGGTATTGTCTATGAATTTTTATTAACTAAATCGGTCCATCATATGGCGGAACCAGTGTGGGGTGCCTAGTTCCATATTGACAGATTCTAACTGTGGACCGTTGGGATCTCTAGCTAAAGTACCCTTAAACTCTTGTGTTAGTCTATCAAATTCGTGATGACCTTTAAGTTTCTCTAATATAGAATCCACGCTAGCCAGATCATTCATATTAGCAGCATTACCAAGCAGCATTTTTGCCATTTTATTTGGATCGTTAGTTAATACTTCTTTAGTAGTCCTGTCTACTAGTCCCTGTGTTGGACTATACATCCAGTTAGGATTGACCGCTTTTGCTAATCCAGCTAGCAGTTGGTGTCTATGGGCACCTTTAAACTTGCTGCCTTCCTTACCGCCGCGCATAGCCCACTGTTGGTACTTTGGGTCACCAGTAAACATAAAATCTGTCTGTACAAATCCCTTGCTAGCGTCACCTAATATAGGGGTGCGGAAATGCACACTATTGCCTGTCAGCTGTATCCAGCCGTCTTTCTTGGCTCCCATCATCTTGTTCTTGGCTTTGTTTAGGACATCATCTTTAGCTACACCATTCTTTAGGCACCAAGCCATTAATAGATGCACTAGCTGTTCTTTAGATATTTCACGTTCGTCTACGCTTAGATCTAGATCTCCCGAAGTAGTCACACGACCCACAGTTCCTAACCATTTTACAGGATGCCCTGTATCGTCTAGATCTTTGGTAAAATCTAATCCCGTGATACCTTCTAACCATTTGATAGTTCCGGGTACTTCTGCCTTATCGATCCTTCTAGTAATATCGTGATCTTCACCGTCTTTGAAAATATTGCCGCCTTCTAAAAGTATCATTAGCTTTCCCCGTAGTGAATATTTATTAGATATCGTCTCTCATCACATAGGATTGATTGATCCATAAGTTAGGCAATTCTTTCCTAGTCACGGTAGAATCATAGCGATAGCCTACGATCTTATCGTCTACGATCAACAGATAATAGAATCTATGTTCCTTTTTATCATTTGCTATCTGTATCTCAAAGTAACTATCTTTGAATCTATCGGTTAATTTAAGTGTATAATATATGGCCAATATCTTGCTGAAATCGCAATACTTATTCTCGTCTATCAGTTGCCAAGCTAATGGCCAACTGTTCTGATCAAAAGGATCGCAGCTCATAGCACTGATAGGTGCTTTGTTCCAAAATTCTATAGTTGTCTTTACAGGATCAGAATCTTGCTCGAGACTATCTCTAAATTCTCGCCAAGACTCTATCCTATCCTCAAACTTTTTAAAGAACATCATTTTGTTAACGTGCGATATGTATAATTCATAGTGGCGCTACCGTTATTAAGAGGATTAGTATAGTTTATTATCATAGTATCGACTACAGTAGTACCTGGAGAAAATCCATATAGATCTATAGCGAATTTAATATTTTCTACTGAAACATCACCTGTATAACCAAAATCGTCGTGTATATGATATATAGGAGGATTAACACCATCTGTCAAGCTAGTTCCTACATTTAAAGTAATATGTAATACACCAGTCCTAATAGCTCTTCCGCCGATTGTTCCGGGAAACTTATCAATGACATAATCTATCTCGTATGTGGCAGAATTAATCGCTGGAAAACGCATAAGAGGAACAGGAACAGTTCCTGTTTCTATTATGTCTACTTGGTAACCAAAGTCGTCGTATAACATACCAGTAGTTTCTACGTTTGGAACAAACGGATTCAATCCATACTCTGTCTGATTCTTGAGTTTCTTATTCCTCTCAAAATAATCATCCGTGCTTTTATTATTAGAAGTAGAAAACTTAATAATAGGATATAATGCGCTAGCATAGGAATTATTGTTATTACCGACTATATAGAATTTATTGGATTTACTAATATTACCGTATGATGAAGTCAAACTAGTTCCGGGTTTAATCCAGATACCATATCTGTCGATTTGATCAAAATAATTGTTGTTGATAGAAGCATTGAGAGATCCAGTGACTCCTCCACCTAATGTTATACCGTCAAACAACTGTGAGAATGTGCAGTTCTCAAACTGTACATAATTTGATTCTGATTCGCTATAAGCACCATAGCCTGTAGCGTTGAATATACAGAATCTAAAAAGTATATTGTTGTTACAGAAAACAGGACTATTGCTCCTAAAATAAACACCTGACTGTGTGTCGTTTGTTAGATATGTTACTGTTACTGTCGGATCTGTACCGTTAGAGTATATGCCAACAAATTTAACATTATCGTAAACGGTAGTATCACTATTGTCAGATAATACTATAGAGCGCGGCGTAGTGTTTTGTAATGTCATATTAGATATGGTTATAAATCTAGGCCTCTTGAGGTAATACATATTTCCAAATGCTGTATAGTTTCCGGGAGTGCTGTTTCCGTCTACTGTCCTAAAGACAACCGCACCACTAGTATCACTGCTGATCTGTTTTATTATAGTGCAATCCATACCTTCACCTGCTAGATGTGCATAGGGAGGTATCCTTAGTTCTTTTGTAATATTATAAGTTCCAGCTTCAAAATATAAGATCACTTTGCTCTGTACATTGGTTATCGAAGCTGGGTTAATGAACAGCTGATCTATAGCATTTTGTATAGCATTAGTATCGTCTACAAATCCGTCTCCCTTAGCCCCAAAAGCCCTAACACTTACAATATCATCTAGTCTGTCTTGTAAGGTCCTTTGTGTATCAGGAACGATAGAAGTATCATTTTTCTTGTATTGATAGATAGCAGCTAATTCTAATATGTTGTCGTGTTCTGTGATTACTTTGGTATTACCGACATAAGGAGCGCCTTCAGATACTGCTCCATTTCCTATGTATAATTCTTGTGTATCTATAGCCCAAGCAAATTCGCCACTAGCTAACTGCGGCAGCCCTGTACCGCCGCTTGCTTGACCACGCCTTATTTGGATTCTCGAGATTTGGACTACAGCCATTATATTACTCCACGAAGTGTTTCATATATTTAGTTGGTTAGATAGTATTGTTCTACCCTCTTCCACCATTCATTCTTCCAATGATCGTATTCATCCGGCCATAAGTCAAACTGTTGATATTGGAAATCTTGGCTGCACATAAAGATATGTCCTTCACGGATATCTGTGCCGTGTACTTCATTGTGTGCTTCAACATATGCTACTAGCTGTAGATAGTAATCTTCAACCCATTCCTTCTTCTTGGGCTTGTTAGTCTGCTTGTAATCCATTATGCAATGATTACCTTTATATACGCCAACTAGATCAGTAGTGCCTGCATATATCTTAGGAAAGAACAGATTTACTTCTTGTCCCCAAGCTTCTTCTAGATCAACTAAAGCTTTAGCCTGTATCTGTTCAGCCATTTTGCGGGCTTGTATAGAATAGGGATTTGTACCTGCGTCGGGCATAATCCCAGTTTCTATATAGACTTCAAGGAACTTGTGCATACGTGTTCCTCGCCCAGCAGCTTCGGTAGTTATCTCTTGTGCTTTTGCTTCACCAACACGCTTGCGCCATTCGATGAGATGCGTTTTGTCCTTAGTACGATCTAGGATCGTAGTAACACTGGCTACTGCATTACCGTCTGGACACTCGTATAGCCTACGTCCTTCGACTGATTTCCGTTTTATAGAAGCGTAATCAAACTTCTTTTTGATAAATGTCATTTAGTCTTTTGGCCTAGATCGTAGGGCCTAGGCGGCGGAAGTGGGATTGATTCTATCTGTCGATTAGTAGTCTCATAAGTCGGAGGCGGAAGATAATTCCTGTCCTTTGGAACTTCTAAGCGAGGACGTTCTACATAATCACCAGATATGGTTCTTTCATCTACTACTAGGACAGGAACTGTCCTAGTAGCATTAGAGCAACCTGCTACCAACGACGATAGCAATGTGCAGGCAAGTATCGACTTTTTCATACTGCCCGCACCAGTTTTAGATTAACATACCGCTCTTTAAGGAGTAGGTAGCGCTTCTCTTCCTTTGATTGGTAAAAGGCATAAACGCCTACTAGTGTCAATATCCATAAGAAATTCAAAGCACAGGTATAGATAGTATTCAGCAATGTGCTCGAAAACATAAAGATACCGATTGAGCTAGTCACGATTACCAGTAAATGGAAGCAGCTAGAAAAGAAATGCTTGTAGTAGTTATTGCCGATTCCGTTATCGGATAAATCTAGTTCCAAAAGGTCCGTATCTGTATTCATATTTTTTATGCTCCTGTTATTTTAACAGAATAACATATATTTTTACAAAAGTCAACCTTGACGTTTCTTAGCAGCATTCTTAGCCATTTTGGCAATGTTAGCTTTTCTCTTGTCTGGAGTAGTAGGTGCGGCTTTCTTAGCTGCCTTAGCTTCGGTATTTAATTCTATACCTTCACCGCTATAGCTACGGACCACGGTCTTCCACATATCGGGATCCTGATTATATATAGCATTAAAACTATTATAATCTATCTGAGGCGTACCTGAGCCCTTCATATCTGCATTTAGTTGATCCCAAGTAAACTTTGCAGGTAATCCTGCATGATTATACTTGGCTATGGTATTCCTAAACAGAAGGACGAGGTCGGTGCCTGTGCTATCGACCTCGTATATTTTCATCTTCCTGAAAGGATCCTTGCGATCCTGCGTGTGCGATCAACACTCTCACGCTTTGCTCTTCCGCCTGCTGGAGTCTCTTCTTCGTCTTCAGCAGCAGCACCTGGACCAGCGCCGCCGGCACCACTAGCAGGTAGTGGAGGCATTCCGCCTGGAGCTCCGCCTGGAGCCATGCTTGGCAATCCACCAGGTGCTGGCATTCCTGGCATACCGCCCATTGCTGCACCACCTTCACCGGTAATTACACCAACGATGCTGTTTAGAGCTTCACGTGCTGCCTTAACTGCTTGGAAAGCACTGTCTAGTGCTGGGCCTGCGACTTGGGTAAACTGTGCAGCTACATCGCTACCTAGCTCATCACGGATGCTATCTGCCATTTCCATTGCTGTATTGGCCTGCATCTGTGCGATATCTTCTGACCAACCGGTAAACTTATCAACCATGTCCTTGACAGCCATGATCACTTCAGCCTTGCCCTCTTCACCCTCACGTAGATAAAAACGGATTGACTCTTTAAGCATACGGTCGACTTGTTCAGTCTTGTTCTTTTCCTTAGCTGCTGTTATAATATCACCGCGTGTAATCTTATCCTTTGGTGGATACTTAGCAGCTAGTTTCTTTTGTTTAGGAGTCATTTTCTTACCTTCCGTTGTCTCTTCTTCTATTTCCTCTTCTAGATCAAATTTTGCAGTATCTAGCTTATGTGCTGCTCTTCCAGCTAGATTGCCTCCAAGCATAGAACCGCCAACTCCGCCGAGGATACCGCCCAATTCTGGAGCGCCAAAAGCGCCGCCTACAGCAGTACCTAATGGTTGGCCTAGGCTATACCCGCCATAACCGCCTGCTAGTCCTGCACCTAATTTTCCAAGTGAGCTTATGTTATGATCACCACCGATAGTCATCTCATCAACTGCTTGCGGAACACCATTCCTATGGCCATGATGGCTAAAATATGGTTTACCTGTTCCGTCGTGCCATAGCTTACCGCCGCACTCTTCACAATTTTGCTTATGGTGTTCACAATGCTTTAGGTTGCCCATCTTATGATGCTTACTGTATTCCATAGCGTGATGCATAGCAAGCTCACACATTGAGTTGTCGCTTTCTGTTAAGCGTGACTCATTTATAGCTAAACTCTCATCAGTTCCTACACCCACGCTGCCTGGCATACCCGGACTACCAATTGCTGGTGCAGCAGCTGCCGCGCCTGGTAATAGTCCCTTGCCATAGCTTAGTGCATCACCTGCCATGCCTTTTAGGCCACCAAGTGCAGATTGGCCGACACCTTGCAATGCTCCTAATGCTGCTGGATTATTATAAAGATAACCAGCACCTAATCCTAATCCTGCCAATCCTGCTGCAGGTAGCAGATACTTACCAATGCCTTCGTCGATGCAGTGTGGCTCGCCACCTTCTAGCATCGGGTGGCTATGCCAGCATTCACCCATGTCACCGTGCCAAACTTGTCCGCCGCATTCAGAACAGCTCTGCTTATGATGATGTGCTGCTTCTAGATCGCCACCATGATGATGTGTGCGATACATAATAGCATGATGCAGAGCTCTGGTTCCCATATCGGTACTTTCACCGAGATCATCTCCTACTTTGCTACCTAATAGATAACCACCAATACCGCCGGGCCAGCCACCCATTAGCGCACCAAGTCCACCACCTAGCAAGCCGCCCCAGATACCTTCTGCGACGATGCTTTCGTTCATCTTCTTTTTCTTATCTTTTAGAGCCTTCTTCATTGGCTCTTTCTTGTTTCCGTCCTTGTCAAAATCAAGGAAATCTGGCTTAGCAGATTCATCGTACTTATTATACTTGTCACGTACCTTGTCTAGGTTTTTGCCGTCCTTGCCAGCTTTGGCTAGCGCCTTCATTCCGTCCTTGCCATACTTCATCATGCCTTTAGCAGCACGACTCATTTTCTTTTCTTTGGCTTCACTAAACACTTCCTGCATACGCTTATCGAGCACATCCTTCATTAGCTTTAGCTTGAAGAATTCTTCACTCTCAAGTGCTGAGTTGAAGTTTGCCATTTTAAATTGATTTATTTTATTTTCTATTAGTTTCGAAGCTCTAATCAATTCCTGATCATTGAAGCTCTTGATATCAATCTTGCCACCAAATTTCTTTTGAAGAGATTCATTTAAGTGGTCTGATGAAACGTTAATACGGAAGTCGCTGGTTTTCATAGTTATAATCCTATAGATGTATGTCTTAAAGTTATTTATTCCGTATTTAGAATATTTTAGAATAAGACGATTGTAGTATTTCCTTAGCGTCCTGATAAAGACTATAATCTCTATCAAATCTAAAAGACATTAAGTTCTTTTTCATTGTATCGTTATTATTTATCGCTTGCTCTAGATGATAGTTATAAATTGTCAGATTGTTATTCATAGTAAATGCTGTGCGGTCAGCACTAACGATAGGTAATATATCAGCAGACTTGGCTTTTCTCATCATAAGTCCTGCTATGGTCATAGCAGAACTCTTGCTGTAAGTAGTATAATACGTAGTTGTATTGAGCCTGACTTCAAATTTACCTTCGACGGGCACGACGGTATAGTCACCGATCTTTATACCACTCCTTGTCAGGACTGTTTTTAGTGTCTTAGTAGTGATAGTGTTTAGCTTACGGGCTAGTTCTTTTCTCTCTAGTGACGTACTCATTCGTTGCTACCTCATGATCACTTATTTTATACAAAACATCCTTAAAGAGCAAGTTTTCTACGACCCTGCGTTCTCTTTCGTGCAAGGTCTTTAGATCTATCCTGTGTTCATTATGGGTGTTTAAAAAATCCGTTTCTTCGTTGGTTAGCGCGATGAGGATCCTGGGTTCATATAGCTCTCTAATCCTCATCTTATTGTCCCTGTTGTTGACTGAGCATTTTCATTAGCTCATCTTTATCTACTGTTACGTCTTGTCCAAATTTGGCTGCGGTATCTAATACCACTTTATTGCCTTGATCCATTTTAATCCTCACGGGACCAAATTTTGGATGGTTGATTGTTTTTCCAGCTTTTAGTTGATTATACTGCTGCTGTTGTTCTTGTTGTGGTGAAACCGCAGCACTGCTAGATCCCTTTAGCGCACCTGCTTGTGCATTAGATCCTGGTGCTTCTGTCGCGATAGCTTGTGGAGCTGCTTTAGGTTGGCTGCTAGTAGCAGCACTTAGAGTAGGCGGGCTGAATTCAAATAATCGCATGGGATATCCTCACGCAATATTTAGTGTACTTTCATTAGTAGAACAATAATGGTGGAAAGCAATCCGGCTATAATAGTTCCTGTAGAACCTATTATTACCTTAGCGAGTGAACTCTTGCTTTCGTTCATACCATTAAAGATCTCGCCGACCTTCTTTTCAATATTTTCTAATCTCTTCTCCATTGTTTCGTAGCGTTGTTGACATAACTCAACGTGGAGTGCGAGATTTTCGTGTTCTAATTGTGATGCAGGGCGTCTAGCCATTCGTTATTTCTCCTAGCAACTTTATTTCTCTGGTTGCTGCCTTTTTCAAAGCCTATCGAACGCCTATTAAGTGTTTGCCTACTAGCTTTATTTATCAATTAACATAAACATAGTATTAGTGGGTTTTATTGCAGTCGAGAAATAATTCTGTTTGAACTTGGCAGTTTCTGTACAGTCGGGATTAAAAGGTACGAAATCAACATCCCTTATCATAGCGCCCACAGGGTCGTCATTTAACAAGAAGATATCATCTTGTTCTGTGCTAAATTCCCATATCCAAGTGCGTTCTTTCTTTCCGTATCCCTGTTTCGACCAGTCTATCATATCCTGTTTTGGAGGATCATTTGTGAATATATTTGCCCGCATTTCTAGTGTCTGTAGGAGAGTTTGGTAGTTATCCTGCTGTCTCTTTTTGAGGGGATCTATATGTTCTTTTTGTATTCCCGTCTTGGTGATATCGACGAGGGTTAGTACTCGGAAGTATTGCATACATTAATTTAGCCAATAAAAAAGGGCAGTTATAAAAACTGCCCTTAGCTTATCTATATAACCTCTATTAAGCGAAGCTGCAAGTACCACCAGCCCAAGTGCCAGTAGTGATAGTTACTGCGCCTGAACTCCATGAACCTAGTGCTTCGTAGATGTTCTTTTCTGCATCGCCCCAACCACCTGGTGTGTTAGTGTTTGTGTCGCTGTCTTGTGCAGTGTCATCGCTAACGATAGCAACGAAAGCAGTTGAGCTTGGTGCAAATACTGCATAAAGTTCTGCATAACCCTGTAGAGTATTAACTACTAGAGCATAGTTGCTGCTGCCTGTTGATGATGCAATGCTGTCATTGTAACCAACTGTTAGATCTGGTGTTGAACCACCGCTTACAGTTACCTTGATGAAACGAAGAACGCGAGTACCAAACTGAGTTGATGCACTGATCCTCTTGTAGTTAGAAGCTACTGTAGTAGCTGTTAAATCTGAATATGTATTAGCCATATTTTTTTCTCCAAAATGTTCACAGTCGGAATGACTGCGTTAAATTTATTTATCATCGAGAAGAGATAATCTAGTTCCAGAACGCTTGTTTTCGCTTATTTTCCTTATGCCTCTGCGGAACTTATCAGGATCGGCACCACGTATGCTGTTTAGTAAACGGCGCTCGAGGTCTAGGGCTGTTTCTTCGTCGAAGTTTTCTCTAACCATTTCTAGTATGTTGATAGCGCCAGTGATAACATTAAGTGCTCTGCTTTCTATAACTAGTTCTATATCTTTTTTAGTAGAAAAAGAATTTAGTTCCTGCAATATCGATTTGGTCTGTCGTTTCATTTTTTACCTCTAATGTATTTAACCCATATAACCAAATGAATTAAAAGATATTTTTGTTGACTAAATAAACTGCTACTGTTATAGTAGTAAAGTCACACACACACAGAAAAGGAGATGATGATGACAGATATGTTTGAAATGCCCAAGACACCAGAAGTCAAGTTTAATAAGAATGGTTATGAGATCCGTACTGATATTTTGAAGATGGCTAAGGATCTTGTCGCTGAAGATTATCATGCCAAGTGGCATGGTTGGGAAGTTTCAGTTGATCGCGATGAAAAGACTGGACAGGTAATTACTACAGTCGGAATGCCACAATTTCCAGGGCTTGATAAGGTCCTAGAAACCGCCGAAAAAATGTATAGTTTTGTTAATGCCGGCGGAACAAAGAAGTAAAAATAATATATTGATTAGCGCATAGCGCATTATGTTTTGTAAACAGAAAGCTAGAGTTAATCACTCTAGCTTTTTTTTATCATAGTTGACGTTTTTAATAATACTGTTATAATGTAAGTGTTAAATAGATGTGAGGAATAATGTCAAATACCCTACTGCTCAATGCTGATGCGCAACCAATGAGTCTCGTTCCACTTTCTGCTATTGATTGGCAGAGTGCTATACGATACGTGTGGCTTGACAAGGCGAGGGTGCTGCACGAATATGAAGATTGGGAAGTACATAGTCCTAGCCTCACCTTAAAAGTTCCTGCAGTCATCATACTAAAGGAATTTATGAAACCAAAATCTCGTGTTAGATTTGGACGCAAGTGGGTGTTCCTCAGAGACAATTATACTTGCCAATACTGTGCCAAAGAACTCACGCCAACACAGTGTACTATTGACCACGTCATGCCGGTATCTAAAGGTGGTAAGACTACCTGGCATAACGTAGTTACGGCTTGCACAGATTGTAATAACAACAAGGGCAACAATCACAAGATACGTCCAAAGATTGAACCCGAACAACCTAACTACTGGCTGTTAGCCAGCAATCGAAGGAAGAAAGAATGGCAGGTTCCCCACGAATCTTGGCTAAATTATATTGATGGACACAGATAACTTTTTTCCAGATCGACCTAAAACTCGTGTGCAATGGCTATTGGGCAATAATTGCAACTATAGCTGTAGCTATTGCCACGAGATGTTTCGTAAAGGAGACAGGCCGTTTCCTAACGAAGAACTGATAGTAGAAATATGTATGGATCTGATAACTCATTACGATGAGTTAGGGAGAGATGTTGTATTTGAATTCATAGGTGGAGAACCTACCCAAGCAGGTAAGCTATACAATGTCGGTGCTAGGCTGCATAATCATCCAGTAAATTTTGTATTAAAAACTAACGGTAGCGCGGATCTAGATTGGTGGATTAATTCTAGGAAATATGTAAGTGATGTGGTTATAAGTGTACATAGAGAATTCTGTGATCTCGACCATATTGAACAAGTTATTCAAATATTGAGGGACGAGAAACTGGGTAATCCTGTTAATGTGCAAGTGTTGATACCCGCTACTAATGCCAAAGAAAGTTTTGATTGGGCAATAGCAACTAGGAAAAGATTACGCCAAAAATACGACTTAGGAGACTATCAGATGCTGTTCAGCAATTTTGCTAGAGGCAGCGATATGTATATGCCCTATACTAATGAGCAGTGGGCAGAGTATTATAAATCCATCGGAAGAGAACCACCTGAGCCCAAAACTATAGATCAAAATCCCCTAGTGATGAGGAATACAGTCTCACACCGAGAATCGATAGGTACACCCATACCTGCACCAATAAAGAGGCATCCTCTAGATTTCAGAGGTTATAGCTGTTATGCAGGTATTGAAACCCTAGTGATAGATAATGCTGGTTCTGTTTGGAGAGGATGGTGTAACCAAGGTGGCGTAGTTGGATCTATATACGAGATGCCCGTAGTTTGGCCAAAAGACCCGTTAGTTTGTTCCAAAGAACTCTGTACTAACGGGTTCGATCAGATAGCTAAAAAAGAAATTATTCCCCAGCCTTAGTAGATTTAGGACCGCCGTATTTTTCACCCTTCATCTTGATACCATCGAGCTTAACACGACGGTCGGCTACTTTTACACTCTTACCACTCTTATGTGGTAGATATCCTTGGCTTATACAGCTAGAGAGTTGGCTTGCTCCCATGTTTCCACGCTTACGTGCATTAGCTTTACAGAATGCCCTAGAAGCCTTACCTGCTTCCATTAGCCAATAGTCGTCATCTTCCATATCTACGAAACTGTTTTCATACATATGTTTGCCACCATTAGTATCCCATTGTGGACCACTTGGTGGAGCCATCTGTCCTTCGAGGTTAGTAGCGGCTTGTTTATCAGCGGCAGTAGGCGCTGGTGCTTTAGCAGGCTGCGATCCTGCCATAGCAGCTAAACTATTAGTACGGGCTTGATTACCATCACCAGTCGCATTGATCGGTGGTAGATTTTTTACCATAGGGTCTGTACCATCTTCACCTACACTCGCTGTTTGGCTATGTGCTTGTGCTTGTTCTATGAATTTCTTTAGATTTTCTATCCCTTGGTTGATTGGAGCTATTAACTGTGTAACTGTTTGACCACCGAGGAAGTCTGTGAGATGCCATTCGATGTCACGCTCTAAACTCATCTGCATAGATTCTAATACTTGTTCTACGTGATTTAGCATATCACCGGCGCTAGCGTGACCCATAGGACTAGTACCGGCATCTTCATCAAATGTATGTCCTAATATCTTACCAGTGTGATGTCCTAGATAACCGCCACCTAATGCTCCTGCTACTGGCAAAACTCCTAACAGATTATCTGCGCCGCCGCCGCCCATATAATATCCCAACCCAGCACCGCCTAGGGTTCCAAGTGTATCTAATATTCCTTCGTCGGTTTTCTTGTTCTTTTTCTTCTTAGCGATAGCTATAGCTGCTTGTTGTGCTGGATTGACAGCTTCTTTCTTCATAGCATTGCTTAACTGCTTAGTACCCTTGTCGGCTTTGTTAAACTCTTTAGCTACACTCGTCTTGATTCCTACCTTCTTAGCAAACTTAGGATCGTGGGCTGCTGCTGCCATCGTGCGAGCCTGCTTTTCACTAGTGCTTCTTTCAAACATACTTTCGTATTCTTTGGATCCATAAGAATCATCTTTGTATCCTGCCATATACTGTTCTATCTCTTTTGGATCAGTCAGCTTAACACGTATAGCAGTACCGCCTGGGGTTTGTGCATACTTGTGTGGAGTAGCAGGACGACCGTAATAACCATCTGCTACTCCTCTATCATAAGGTGAACCTTTTTCTTTGCTCATATCATCTGAATCTTCAGCTGTAGTTACACGGTTCTGTATCTTGATTTCTGCGTATGGATAAGTCTTCTCAGCCTGCGCACGGAACTGCATAAAAAGTTCATTTGGCATAACGAATGTTCCGCCCGGACCGCGATACTTCATTAGATTTGGAAGGTCGCGCTGTGCTTGCTTATAGAATCTTGGTCCTACAGTAAACGTCACGGTCTTCTGCGGTGCAGCTTGTCCTATGTCACGTATCTTTTTACCAAACATTGGATTTGGTTTCTTCTTGCGCTTTACAGTCACCTTCTCATCTGGCTTTTCTGGAGGAGCCGATGTTGGATCGTCCTTTTGATATAATGATATACGATCTCCGCCTTCTCTCCTCACCCAGTCAAAAAACTTACCGAGGAACCCTGCATCATCTGGAATCTTTTTAGGGGGGACTATGATGAGTGTCTTAGCAGATATGAATACTTTACCAAACTGTGTGTCGCCTAGCACTTCTTTTACTGCCTTTACGACGTCTTCTGCGCTGGTTAGTTTGTTGAACTTAACCCTAGCATTACCGTAATGCACTTGATCTGGACTGTTACCAAATCCTGCCCAACCAACTAGATACTGCTTTGGATTACCGTGCTCGTCTTTTTGACCAGTATCCTTCGCACCAAAGCGCAGGAAGATATGTCCAGTAGGTGTAGATATCTCACTTAAAACGTCGTTAAAATTCATAATAGACCCCTCGATTGTATTTATTTATTCATCCTCGTCCTCTTCGATGAAATCATCATCGTCTGGAATGATAACAGTTGGATCGTCATACGCTTTGTAATAAGTTTCGTTGGGCATAAGCACACGATGCTTATCTACCATAGATAATCCTAAGATTGTTAGTGCAGATTTATCAAAGATATCACACACATACCAAGTGCTGCTACAGCCCGCTGAGAAACGTTTAATGGGCCCGTGCTTGATATTGCTTTTCTCTAGTGTCTTCACTAGGAGATCACGCCAATTAGTAATGATACGAGTAATACCCTTAGCTTGATTTTTTAATCGTGCGATATCGTGTGCTGTTAATACAGCGATACTAGCACAATTATCATCATCGATGGTCAGAAGACAATCTTTGACTTTGATGCTACCTTTGGTATGACTATTATCGGGAGTTTCTTTTGTAGTCCAGGGCACGGAACAATCAACGTGCTCGACATAATAACTTTCACCCTTGGCTTTAATGATCCACATAGGAACCGAAGGGTCTTCGTGATGTTTCTTGTTAAAGTGGAACACCATTTCTTTGCATACTAATTCAATCTAGGCCATATTAATTCTCCTTTTCTATATTTATGAAGGTTACAACCCAGTCCAATCATCCCAAGGGCATACGATACAGGTCCACCTACAATCCCTCTAACGGCATAAACAAAGGGCTCCGTTGCGATATCTTACGATACGACTGCCGAGGTGTTCCCCTTGCTAATAGTGGCGCTCTGTATGGGAGTTGAACCCATTCTTGCAGTTTTAGAATCTGCTAGCTCTCCGCGAGCAACAAAGCATTATTAAAGTGTAGCACCACCTAGGGGGCGATTGCAACCACAAAGTTCTCCAGTGCCGAGAGCATCTAATACACGTAGAGTCTCTTCTGGACTGCGGCCTACGTTTAGATCGTTTACCGTAACGTGCTGGATGACGTTATCGGGATCTACGATAAATGTAGCTCGCAAGCAAGCACCCGCATCCTGATGGAAGATACCAAGCTGTCCTGCTAGTCCTCGATCATCACGTAGTGTATCTGCAAACATCCAGCTGTTAGTCTTCTTTAGATCTTCGTGATTGTTACGCCACGCTAGCTTTACGTACTCGTTATCAGTATTACCGATCAGCAACTTAGCATTGCGATCTTCAAACTGTTCTACCAGTGCATCATACGCTACGATCTCAGTCGGACACACAAATGTGAAATCCTTAGGATAAAAAACGATAACCTTCCACCAACCTGCGAAACTGTTCTCGTCAATCATTTCAAAAGCACCCGGTGCTTCATCATCATTTAGTACACCTGGCCTTACACCAGTGACTACAAATGGGGTAACCTTATCGCCTACTGTCTTCATTGCTTGTTCCTCGTTGTCATTGTTAAAAGTTGATCTAGTTTATTTTCAATCCTATCAAGCTGTTGCTTAATAGCATCATCGGTAGCATCTGGTCGAGGCGCAGGTACAAACTTTCCGTCTCTGCCACGGCTTAGAAAGAAACCGTTGCCCTTACCGTAACTTGTAAACTCGTGTATCCTTTTAGTATGCACATCCATCGTACTTTCCTTTATAAAAAAATGGTCGGAGTAGTAAGATTCGAACTTACGACCCTCTGGTCCCAAACCAGATGCGCTACCAGACTGCGCTATACTCCGACTGGTGGAGCAGCGGGGAATCGAACCCCGAAGTGCGCCTTGCAAAGGCGCCAGTTTCCCGTTAGCTTACTGCCCCTTATTATTTTTATACTATATACTATTTTTTACGCTACGTCAACTAATATTTTAGTCATAATCACGGCAAACACGTATGTCGCGATATGCACCTATTCGGTTGTCCCACTGTCGGACAAAATCACAGCGTTCCGGTCGACGATGGCGTTCGATGTAAACGGGTCGCTCTTCCACGATGATGCGCTCACGTGGCGGATTAGCCTGTTGCTGATCCATATTCTTACCAACTTCACTACCGATGAGAGCACCTGCGACAGCACCTAGGGCAGATCCTGCGGCGCCGCCTCCTAGTGACTTACCTACAGCATATCCGCCTACTGCACCTACGCCAGTACCAATAGCTTGGTTAGGACCGGTGCTTTGACATCCTGCTGTTGCTAAAGCAATAATAGTAATTGAAATTGCTGTAGTGATTTTCAATGTGCTTCTCCTTGTTTATTTAGTCTCTTGTTATTCCTATCTTGTACTTTATCAGCTAAAAGATCTAATATCTCTATAGTAAAAGAGTCTGCATCTAGTCCTGACATAGAAGATTGATGCATAAGTATATCTCTCTCTTCTCTTATCATACTAACGATCGCTCTTCGTTCTTTTTCGATTTGATCTTGATCGATGCGACTCACGATCCTAGAAATCATTTTGATCAATCGCCTACCATAATAGCCTATGAGTCCCAGAAGGATGATATTTACTATTAGTAACCACATGTCCATCACAGTAACAAACTTCATTTGGATCTCCTGATCATTTAACTTTAGTTATACCATATTTGTCTATGTAGGTTTGAAAACGGCGATCAATATAATCGTCGAGATGTTTCTTGAATTCTCTCTTAGCTGGAACCAATCTCTCTTCTCGTATTTGGATCAGCTGCTTATGATTATGATATTTCTCTTCCTGCCACATATCATCTTGAGCATCGATCATATCTTCTAATGACTTGAGCAGATCCTCTAGTATTTCACTGCTGGCTCTCATTTTTCAACCTTTATGCAAATCTGTTTGCCATCAGCATTCAAACGTGGAGTCAACGACCCTCGGCCTAGATATTGACAGCCTGTAAGATGATCTGTGAGCACGCTCATACCACTTGAATGATCTGGAAAGTCGCTATCGTCTTTAGGCTCAAAAGGTGCAGTCAGTTGCAGAGCAATGAGTATCCAAAATACGATCATAAACCCCGTAAATACCCTGTTGGGGGTGAAGAACTGTTTCATGCTATCTCCCACTTATATTCATCGATGGTCATTACGGTTTCTAAACCGTCGTATTCATCGATGCGATACTTAGTACCTGTTTCTAGTTCACGGATGGAAAGTTCACCAGCCCAGTCGCTAGCCTCTGCGCCTAGTTCTTCGACAACTTGTACAAGCAGCGGATCGTCACGACGTAATTCGCTCTCCCACCATCCCTCTGGTTCTGGTTGACCTTTGAGTTCCCAGTACCGATTAATCGCTGCTTTTGACAATCCAAAACCACCAAAGCAGTTGTTGTATACGATCTTAGTCATTTCTCACCCATTCAGTTTGAATTTAACATAATCTATTATAGCACCTGCGATATCTATATTGCAATATTTTTCAAATCCCTCGAAACCAGGTGCGCTATTAGCTTCACACACTTTAAAACCTTCTTGATCAAAAAGCAAGTCTATTCCTGCGATATCTAATCCTAGGCATTTTGCAGTCTCTCTGCAGAGTAAATCTAACTCATTAGTAATTTCAAATGATTCACCCGTACCGCCTCCTGTTATGTTAGCACGGAAGTCGCCCGGAGGACCAGTACGTTTCATAACACCTATGGTCTTGCCACCAACTACCCATACACGTAGATCAGTTCCAACTGCGGAATTGATAAACTCCTGCACAATCATAGTTTTCTTGACACCGAGATTATCTATGAGTTCCATAAGGTCCTCGAACAATTCTTTAGTTTGGCAGAGATGTACGCCTTTACCGTAGCTGCCCTGTAAGACTTTGACTACACATGGAAATCCTATTTCTTTTGCTACTAGGTCGCTAGAAACAGGAAACTTAACCAACATAGTTTTTGGCGTAGGTATATTGTTTTGTGCTAATATCTGGTGTGCTAAGAGCTTATCACCTACATTAGTGATAGCTTCGCTATTATTGATAGTGGGTACTGAAAACTTTTCTAGCTGTCGCATAACAGCAGATCGAAAATAATTAGTACCAGACCCTACTCTAGTTAGCACCAACTTAGGCATGCTGATACTATCGCCTTTGTATCTAATGCTTTTAGTCCTGCTGCGGTTGACTATGATATCAAACTCATCAGGATGCATCAATCTTGCATCGATAGAATTGTTAGAGAATGTCTCTAACAACCTACGATTCTCATAGCTATCGTTATGCTGGCTTAGTATCCAAACACTCATATCACCAACTCTGGTAATCTGTTAGGTCTACCCAGACACCGCGGCCTTCTTGGGTTTCAATAGAAGCTTCGACAGCTAAACCGATGCCTGAGCTGTGAGAAGTAGTGATCTCAACTTCAAAGTCCTTGTCCTCTAAAGTTGAGATCCACTCCATCAGTCTCTTTAGGTCAGTAACCCTAAGTTTGACGGAGTTATTGCTCATTAGTCTGCCTTTGAAACTGCTGAAGTTAGTGCAGTCTCGAGAGCCTTGAGATTCACAGTAGCGGTAGGTGGAGCAGTGAGAAGCTTAAAATAACCTTCGTCATCGTGCAACTC